CAGGCGCAGCCGACCACCATCGGCGGCAACAAGTACCTGACGGCAGAGGCCATCCGCGCGACCGGTGCGCAGGGCGCAGAGCAGACGGCGACACGCTGGCTGTCGTTCGTGCAGGACGAGGCCCAGTTTGCTGTGGTCAACCCGGACCAGGCCACGCGCGCGCTTGTGACCGCAGGGGGGATGCAGCGCGGCACCATCCAGGGGGAGGCGGCGCGCGCCTTCTACCAGTTCAAGAGCTTCCCGGCTGCGATGATCAGCAGGCACTGGCGCCGGCTGGCCGAGACGCCGCAGGGGCTGGAGGGCGCGCCGATGGGATTTGGCGCAGAGACGGAGAGCGGCGCACGCTTCAACCGCGTGGCCGGGTTCGCGGCGATGACCGTGTCCATGACGCTGCTGGGCGCGCTGGTGCTGCAGACCAAAGCGCTGTTGCAGGGCAAGGACCCGATGGACATGACGCCAGATGACGCCCACGGCGGCAAGTTCTGGGCGAAGGCTCTGGCGCAGGGCGGCAGCCTCTCGTTTGTCGCCGACGCCCTGCTGGCCGACCCGGCAGACGGCAACACCCGCACTTGGGAGAACAAGCTTGGCCTGGCCGGTCCGGTGGCCGGCGCTGTCGGCGGCGCGCTGGACGTTGGGCCGGAGAACGTCCGCCAGTGGTTGCAGGGCAAGGACACCAACCTTGGGCCGGAGGCCCTGCGGTGGATCAACAGCCAACTCCCGGGCGTCAGCCTGTGGCAGATTCGCACCCTGTGGCAGCGCGCGGTGATCGACCAGGCGCAGGAGGCCCTGAATCCGGGCTATCTGGGCCGCATGCGGCAGCGAGCGGCGCGGGACTGGGGGACTTCATGGTATTGGGCGCCCGGCGAACTGACGCCCGACCGCGCGCCTGATCTGGAAACGATGGGGAACTGACGATGAGACCTGACCAACTGGACCGACTGCGTGACCTGGAAGAGCGCCTCGCCGATGTGGTACTCGAAGAGGCCGACCCGGACACCTGGCCCGGTGCAGGTCAGCCGCTGGCGGATCTGACCCAGCAGCAGCGAGGGGACCGGTTCTGGTGCAAACGGAACGCTGCGGCCACGTTCGGCCTACTGGAGCGCACCGTCCGCACTCTGGCAGATGCCGTCGCCCCGCATGGAGGCAGGGGCGAAGAGCACGACGACGAGCTGGGCAACGAGATCGAGCGCATGGAGCGCGAGGCGTCCAAGGTGCTGGACCGCGCCATGAAGGCGGCGAAGGCGTCCGCCGGTGGCCCAGCGTAAGGCCTCATTCCTGGCCTTCTTCCTGGCCTGGGCTGCGTTCAAGGGGTGGGAGGTACCGAACATCCACGTCAGAGCCTGCCACTGGCTGGAGCATCGCCAGGCTCACGCCGTGCTGCGCATCTTCCGCGGCGCCGGCAAGTCGACAATCCTGGCTGTGTACAACGCCTGGCGGTACTGGCAAGACCCGGCCTATCGCATCCTGCACCAGGGCGACCAGGACAAGACCGCGTACAAGACCAGCCGCGACACGCAAGCAGTGCTGCGCCGGCACCCGTGGACGGCCGACTGGGCCAAGGGCATCAAGGGCGAGGCGTCCTTCTGGTGGGCACCAGGTGCTGATGACCAGCGCAACCCTTCCATGCAGGCGGCCGGCATCACCTCGAACATCACGAGCTCGCGCTGCGACGAGGCACAGAACGATGACGTGGAGGTGCCCCGCAACATCCAGAACCCTGAGGCCCGCGAGAGAATGCGGTACCGCCTTGGGGAGCAGGTGCACATCATGGTGCCGGGCGCGCGGCTGCTGTTCGTGGGCACGCCCCACACGCACGACAGCATCTATGACGAGCACGAGGCCATGGGCGCCGACTGCCTGACGATCCGCATGTTTGCGCAGGAGCAGCGCATAGAGGGCGGCGGCCGCGAACACCGGACGAAGTTCAAGCCCGAGATCGTGTTTGCCGGCATCGGCAAGGGTGCGCGCTGGCTGCGGGAGGGCGTGGACTACACCCTGGGCGACGGCGTGATCCGCCTGCGTGAGGCGCCCGTGGGGATGGTGGACCTCTACGCTGGGTGTGCGTGGCCGGAGCGGTTCACGCCCGAAGAGCTGTTCAGCCGGCGCCAGAAGACGCGCACCATCAACGAGTGGGACAGCCAGTATCAGCTGCACTCCCGGCCGATGCACGAGATCCGGCTTGACCCAGCGCGCATCCAGGCCTACGACTGCGAGCCTCGGTTCATGATGCAGAACCGCGTGCTGACCATGTGGCTGGGCTCCGTGCAGATCGTCGGGTGCTCCCTGCGCTGGGACCCGTCGTCGGGGAAGCTGGGGTCTGATGTGTCGGCCGTTGTGCTGGACCTGCAGGACGCCAACGGCCGGCACTACTGGCACCGCATGGAGGCCCTTGCAGGCGAGATCGCCGAGACGAGCGACGACGGAAGCCGCATCACCGGCGGCCAGGTCTGGCAGCTGGCCGACATCGTCGAGCGGTTCAAGGTGCCGCGGGTGACCATCGAAACCAACGGGGTGGGCGTGCACGCGCCGGCCTTCGTGCGGACATGCTTCAAACAGCGGCGGATCCAGTGCGGTGTGGTGGAGGTGCAGGCCAGCGTTCGCAAGGAGATCCGTATCCTGGAGGCACTGGAGCCGATCATGTCCTCCGGCATGCTGTGGGCGCACGCCGATGTGTTGCAGGGCCCCATGTGGGACCAGATGCGCGACTGGAACCCGGCGGCAACCGATCAGCCCGACGACTACCTGGACGCCGGGGCTGGGGCCGTTACCGACCAACCGGCACGCATCGGGCAGACGGTCGGGATCGAAACGCCCGCTCCCGCAGACGATTGGCGCCCATCGGGGGCCGTGGCCGAGTACGCCCTCGCAGACGACGACTGACGGGGCAGCGCCCCGCACCGCGAGGCGCCATGACCGAATCCGTAGCAGCACAGACCCCAGTCACCGAGCACGTCGGCAACGGGGTCACCACCTCCTTCGCCTACACCTTCCAGCTGCTGGACTCTGCCGACCTGGTCGTCGAGCTTGATGGCGTCGTCCAGACATCGGGGTACACCGTATCTGGGGTGGGCGTCCTGGCTGGCGGGTCGGTGTTGTTCACGACCGCCCCGGCATCTGATGTCTCGGTCCTGCTGCGGCGGTCCACCGACCTGAGCAGGTCAACGTCGTACACCTACGCAGGGGATCTGCGTGAGACTGTCGTGGACGAGGACTTCAACCGGCTCTGGCACGCGATGCAGGAGCGCGCCGAGGTCGAGGCCAGGTCCATGCGTGCGCCGGTCGGTGAGACTCTGGACGCCCTGCCGCCGGCCAGCCAGCGCGCGGATACGCAGCTGCTGTTTGACAGCGCCGGCGAGCCCTACTGCGGGGCGCCTGTCAGCGGCAGCGCGGCCGATGTCATGCTGCAGTACGCATCGACGGATGCCGGGAAAGGGGCGGCGCTGGTTGGTGTGCAGGGCGGCGGCACAGTGCAGGACGCGGTTGATGCTTTCGTCTACGTTGCCAGCGGATCTGACGACACGGCAGCACTCTCCGCTCGTGACACGGCGGCGGCTGCTGCTGGCAAGAGCCTGATCCTCAAAGGGGCGATCACGGTGTCAGCGGCGATCACGTTCGCGGCGCTGGTGCGCCCGTCACCCGGGTGCCGGATCACCACCGGCGGCGCAGGCGGCGGCACCAAGTGGCTGAAGTTCAGCGCCGGCGTTGATGCTGGCATGTGGCATTGGCTGGAGACCGACTGGCCGACGCAGTTCATCTCAACGCGCTACATCTATCCGCACTGGTTCGGATCATGTGGTGGTGCTGCTGAGGATTCGAGCATCCCGCTCATTCGGGCATTCCTGGCCTGCCGCGCATCTTTCTCTGCGGCCAGCGACTACACCGACAAGACATTTGGATGCCGAACGGTCTGGTTTGCATCTGGCACTTACCGCTGCAGCAATGTGGTCGTGTACGCTGGAACCAATATCGATGGTGAGTGGGGAGGCAGCCCATACGGACCGTCAATCATGCAGATTGATTACAACAACCCAGCGTTGCGGTTCGTTCCCAAGAATTACAGCCTGGCCGGCGTTACCATCAACAGCAGTGTTGGGCAGAACCACATCGAGAATATCCGCCTAGGCAACGAGATACCTTCATCGTCATTTGATGGTGAGCCGGTGTGCAAGTTCATGTCTCCGGCCCAAGCGACGACCTATCTTGCTATTGCAGGTGACGCGGATGGCCCGGTAGGGCACATTGACACTCAGTTTGAGAAAGTATGGTTCAAACAGGCCGGTGTCTGCATCGGATGCGATGAGGGAATGTTGTGGGTGCACATCTCACGGTGCACGTTCGACGTTGTCTACAAGGCTGTTCAGCACAGTGGAACCTCGTTTGGCATGGTGCGCAGCTACAACAACGTCTACTACGGATGTGTCCACGGTGCCATTCACAACACGTCCAGTAACGCAACAACCGGGGTCCGGTGGGATCTGCACGGGGACGAATTCAAGGCCGGCCAGTGCTACCACGGCACTGCGGATTGGCGGCGCGCCCTCAACTACAACCCGACGGTTAATGTTGCTGGATCGTTTGTCCGCATTCATGGGGCGCACTTCTGGAAGCAGACCAGCCTTGGCGCCACCACCAGCGGAACGGCCACCAGCGCAACTGCCAGCACACTGACTGCTGCAACCGCGTGGACGACCAATCAGTGGACTGGCGGGTATGTCTACATCACTGGCGGCACTGGCGCCGGACAAGCCAAGTACGTCAGCAGCAACACGGCGGACACCATCACCATCTCCGGCACCTGGACGGTGACACCGGATGCCACCAGCACCTACTACATCGAGATGCTGCGGATCGGTGGCCCTGTGTTCATAAAGAACGTCGAGCGTCTTGAGGGCGACATCGACATGTTCGACCCTGACTGCACGAATATTCAGCGGGCGGTGGCGATTCAGGATGGCGTGAAATACATCAACTTCAAGGCGCATATCGTGTCTGAGAAGCTGATTGACTACACGACTGGCGCGCTTGTCAAGATCACGCAGGCCACTCAGGCAATTGCAGGCGGAGTGTTGGAGGTGGTTGCGACCAACACTGGTGCTGTTGCGATCCCTGCCGCGCTGGATTCTGACTTTGCCGTCGATTCCAAGCTCAGCATCGCAGGGCTCAAGACTGCTGGCAGCTTCACTGCAAAGCGCGGTACAAACCTGGCTGCGTGTGATGGACAGCCACTTGTCGGCTCTCTTTCCTGCGCAATCGGCACGCTTGCGAACGGTGCCAGGAGTTCGGCATTCAATATCACAGTTGCCGGCGCATCTGTCGGGGATGCCGTTTTGATTGCACCTGGTGGATCGCTGGCTGGCTGTCAGTACGACGGTTACGTCAGTGCGCCGAACAATGTGGTTTTCTACGCCTACAACGGGACCGGTGCCAGTCAACCCGTTGGAACGGTGACAATCTCGGCCTGGGTCACGAGGGCCGCATGATGAGCGCACCAGACCAACACGCCCATGTCGCCGGATCGTGGTGGGCATCCATTGCGGGGTGGGCCTATTCGCTGTGGAGTTGGTTCGCTGGCGACGCCAACGGAATGACCGTAGTGATCGGCATCACTACGGTCGCGCTCACCGGCATCAAGATCGCGCAGGAGATCCACGCCTGGCGTGCGCGTGACGAAGAGCGCAGGGTGCTCGGCAGGCTGTTGGACAAGATGTCCGCGCGCAGCCGCACGCGGCCGGCCTCATTCGATTCCAGGCAGGACCCGCCGTGAATCGACTCGCCTGCGCGCTGCTGGCTGCCGCGCTCGTGGCATCACCCGTGCACGCGCTGACGGTGATCCTCTACGCCAGGCAGGATCGCGCCGTTGTGGACTGCCTGGCTCGCGTGGCAGCCATCTACGGCCCTGTGTGGACCGATGCGCAGATCCGGCCAGGCGACCCGTGGCGTCGCAGCGTGGCTCAGGCCATCCGCAGAGCTGATGTAGTGCTGGTGGTGTGGTCTGAGTCCGCCGCCTCATCGGCCGAGGTCGGCGCGGAGTGGCGGCAGGCCCTGGCGGCAGATCGGCGCGTCGTGCCGGTTGTCACCGATG